CTGGGTTGTTCTCTTGAAGTCGGATCCTCAGCTCACGGCGTGTGGGTCCTGAAGAACCTGGACAATGCAAACGCGCGTTCTTCAGCATCGAGATCGTCGGGATGCTGGATCGTCGCCAGTTCGCCGTCAGGGCCTTCGAGCAGTACCGCGCGGACTTCGCCCGGAATGATCCGACGTTTGGTCCACCCGGCGCTGCGCAGCTTGCCGAAATATTCTTCGTTTGTTGTCTTCATCTCTGCCCCGTTAATTTGAGGCTCAACGACGAAGCTTGACGGGCTGTTCTTCTTGTGGAACCCTGCCCTTGACTAGGCGCTTCATCTTTGAGCGTCTCTACTCCGGGCCGGTTGTGCATATGTGCGGCCGGCCCGATTTATTCCGGTCATCACGAACCGTTGTGGTCCGGTCTTCCGTGCAGACAGCATCTGGTCGCGTCCCCTGTCGGTCAACTGCATTTTTCGCTCACGGAGGCGTTATTTTCCGTTGCCCGCTAGTGGCTTAGTCCCTTCCCTGACAGCGAGGCGATCTATCCACATTTGGCGGGATCCCTTCACGTCCTAAATTCTCAGCGGGAATCAATGGGTTGTGGATAGTTTCTGACGTTCACATTCCGTTCGACAAGATGTTGTGCACATGGCGGGGCAGCTTCCCCATGTCGACAAGACATCGACAAGATGCCCGACCAGCGCGTTACGTCGTGCGGTCGCGCCGACGAAAGCATGCTCACGAGAGCGTCGTGCTTTCGCGTTGACACCACATCTGGCTTGCGAATCGGTTTGAGGGGCATATCTCGCGTGACCCCTTTACAAGTCCCCCGATCTGTGGCTTCCATGATGGAAACCCGGGCACCCGGTTCGCCGGTCCGGTTGACAGCAGGAACATGAGCTGCCGCCCAGACGAGCGCATCGTCAGGAACGGTCCGGGTCTCCGGGCACCCCTTCCGAAAACTCACCCATCGTCAGTTTTCCAGAAGGAGGGGTCATGTCCCTTTACCCGAACGTCGAAGCCCATCACCGCCTGCAGTATGCCGCCGGTGTCACCATGGTCGCCCAGCAGAAGCGCAACCCGCTCATGGGGGCCGTCACCGAAGTGCCCGCCTCGGGCGAGGCGCAGTCGGTCGCCGATCTGCTGGGCCAGATCGAATACCTTTACGGCGAGGAACGGTCGCGCCGGAACCCGGAAAACCCGGCCATGTCGAGCCGCCGCTGGGTCGTGCGCCCGCCGGTGATCGAGAGCGGCCAGTACATCGACAGGGTCGACAAGTTCGACACCGCGACCGACCCGACCGGTGCCTTCATCGTCAACCACACCACGGCCGTCACCCGCGGCTGGGCCGACCGGATCCTCGGGATCCGCAAGAACGGCACGAACTTCGAGGTTACCGATGGCGGGATCCTTGGCTATGCGGTCGAGGGCAAGCGTGGCACCACCCAGACCGCCCTGCCGGCCGGCCAGTACGTCGCCCATGGCAGCGCCGGCATGACGCTGACCAAGCTGCGCGCCGCCAAGCTGATCCTCGAGAAGGCCGATTGGGGCCTTGAGGATGACGATCAGCTCTACGGCATCCTGACGCCGCAGCAGAAGGATGACCTGATCGCCATCGCGGCGGCCACCGGAACCGCACTGAACCAGTTCGAGCTGGAACAGATCCGCACCGGCAAGCCCACCACGCTTCTGGGCATCAACTGGATCTTCACCAACCGCCTGCCGAAGGACGCGAACGGCCACCGCATGTGCCCGATCTTCTCGAAGAAGAACATCGTGGTCGGCCGCTGGCAGGGCATCGAGGGCGACATGTGGAACGACACGTCTGCCAAGAACATGCCCTATGTCTACGTCTCGGCCTACCTGGATTGCGTGCGCGCCCAGGACACCGGCGTCGTCGTCATCCCCTGCGTCGAACCATGATCCCAGACGGGCCGGGTCTGACCCGGCCCTGATCCTTTCCCTTTCCGTCAAGGAGGCCCGACATGGCCATTGTCAAAGGCAAATCCGACCTGGTCGCCAACTACCTGGACGCCTTCATCGCCCAGAGCGACCCCGCCGATCCGAACCGCGCGCGCGGCCGCCCGATCTATGTGCAGGGCACCGTCGCCAACGCCGCGACCGACAGCAACACCTCGATGTATCACCTGTGCGACCTGCCGTCGGACTGCATCCTTCTGGAGCATACCGCGTTCGACGTGCAGAACTGGGGCTTCGCCCAGGTCGTCATCGGCACGCGCGACGATACCGACGCGCTTCTGGATGTCGCGAAGTCGGCCGCCAACACCCAGCGCCCGATCACCTTCGGCGACGCGAACCACGCCAAGGAGCTTTGGGAAGTTCTGGGCCTGGCGGCAAACCCCGGCGGCACCATCGGCCTTTATGCCCACGCCGAGGCCGACGCGGCCGGCGCCGGCAGCATGCCCTTCCAGGTCGTCTATTCGTTCCGCTGAGGCGGGGCTGAATACGGCCGGGCCCGTTTCCTCCCGGGTCCGGCCACCCCTTTTGCCAGAGGCCGCCCATGCCCGATCCCATCGCCACATCGACCATCGTGACGCAGGCGTTCCGGCTTATGGAAAAGGCCCCGATCTCTTCCTTCGGCGACGACAGCGAAGAGGCCGAGGCGGCGGCCGAGCAGTACGAGGTCGCGATGGATCTCTGCCTTGAGGCCTGCGACTGGTCCTTCGCCTCGGTGCTGGCGCATCTGCCGGCATCCGCCCTGCCTGAAGGCGCGGCCGAGGACGCCGATCTGCCCTACAGCTACAAGCTGCCCGGCGACTTCCTGATGATGCAGGAGCTGGACGAACCGGGCGCCCGCTGGCGGCGTGACCGCGACCTGCTGCGTGCCAATGTCGCCGCGCCCCTGCGCGTGCGCTACACCGCCAGGATCACCGACGAGACCGCCCTGCCGGCGATCTTCCGCACCGCCGTCGCCTACCAGCTGGCGGCGCTCCTGGCACCGCGCTGGATCGCGACCCGGACCAAGGTCGCGGATCTGCAGACGATGGCCGCCCAGACCCTGCGCCAGGCGATGGCCCGCGATCGCGGCCAGGCAAGCCCCGCGCGTTACGACGGCCGCGACGAGCCTTTCGACTACTGGGACGAGATGGCGGTGCGATGACCCGGATCAGCCCCGCGCAGTTCGCCTTTTCCTCCGGCGAGATTTCGCCCCTTCTCTGGCGCCGGCCCGAATACCAGCGGTTTCAGACCGGGCTGTCGGCCTGCCGGGGATACCTGCCGCTGCGCCAGGGGGGGATCACTCGTGCGCCCGGGACGATTTACCGCGGCACCACGCGCGACAATCTGCCCGCCCGGCTGATCGACTTCGAATTTGCGGCGAACGACGCCGTCACGCTTGAGTTCACCGACGGCAAGATGCGCGTCTGGCGCTACGGCGCGCTGGTGATGGACGGGCCGAGCCCCTACGAGCTGGACACGCCCTATGATGACACGTCGATCGCGGCGCTGAGCTGGGTGCAGTCGGCCGACGTGATCTTTCTGGCCGACGGGCTGCAGCCGGTCCAGAAACTCAGCCGCTTCGCGCTCGACAACTGGACGATCGCGGCGGCGGACTTCTCGACCGGGCCGTTCCGGGTGCAGAACCTGGACGCGGCCCTGACCGTCCAGGCCAGCGCGGCGACCGGCACGGTCACCCTGACCGCGTCCGCCGCACTGTTCACGGCCGACCATGTCGGAAGCCTGATGCGGCTGAGGCCCCAGGACAACCTGGTCCCGCTCTGGGGCGGGAACATGGCGATCGCGGTGGGCGGAAAGGTCCGCTACGACGGCAACACCTACGAGCTGACCGTGGGGTCGAACACCGGGGTTAACCCGCCAGTCCACCTCGAGGGGACGGAACGGGTGAGCATCACCCCGGATATTCGCTGGAAATACCTGGACGACGGCGACGGGATCGTGCGGATCACCGCGGTCGCCAGCGGCACCTCGGCCACCGCGACGGTCGTCAAGCAGCTGCCCGACGGCGTGGTCAGCGCGGCGACATACCGCTTCGAAGAGGGGGCCTGGTCGGACCGCTGGGGCTATCCCGCCGTCCTCGAGATCTATGATCAGCGGATGGTTGCCGCCGCGACCCCCGCCGATCCCCGCACCATCTGGTTTTCCGCCGTCGGCGCGTTCGAGGATTTCGAGCCCGGCATCGATGCCGACAGCGCCTTTGCCTATGCGATCGCCGGCGGATCGACGGTCAACAGGATCCTGTGGCTGTTGCGCGGCCGGGCCGGACTGCACATCGGCGCGCTGGGGGAGGAATATTCCACCAGGTCGGATACCGCCGCCCAGGCGATCGGACCGACCACCGCGACCTTCGGCTTCGACAGTTCGATCGGATCGAAGGGCGGCGTGCGTCCGATCGCGCCGGATGGCTGGCCGATCTTCGTCAGCCGCGACGGCCGCCGGATCATCCAGATCATCTACAACTTCGAGCAGGACGCGAACCGCCCGGCCGAGCTGTCGCTGCCCGCCGATCACCTGGGCGCCGACGGCTTCGAGGAAATCGCCTGGGCATCGGCGCCGCAGCGCATCGCCTGGATCCGGCGCGGCAACGGCGAGCTGGCGGCGATGGTGCATGACCCGACCGAGCAGGTCCTGGGCTGGGCGCCCTACTCGCTGGCGGGCGGTTTCGTCGAAAGCATGGCCGTCACCGCGGACGCCACGGGCGCGCAGGACATCCTGACCATGGTCGTGCGCCGCGAGATCGACGGCGAGACGGTCCGCATGATCGAGGAACAGGCCGTGACCTTCGGTCTTCTGACCGGGAACGAGCCGATCTACACGGCCGTGCACCTGTTTGCCGCCACGGTCTTCGCGCCGGAGACCGCGACCGACACCTTCAGCCTGCCGCACCTGGCGGGCGAAACGGTCGTCGCCTGGACGGACGCGGGCGACTTCGGCGCGCTCGAGGTTGCTGTCGACGGCACGGTGGTGCTGCCCCATGCCGTCAGCCATGCCGTCATCGGGCTTTTCGACGAAACCCACCGGGCCCGGACGCTGAACATCCAGGCCAGCGCACCGGACGGAAACGCGATGGGGCGGTCCAAGCGGCTGGCGCCGCCGGCGGGCATCGGCCTGCACCGGACGGCCGCCGGCCGGATCCGCGCGGTCGAGCGCGATTTCGCGAGGCCGGAACGGCCGGGGCGCTGGATCGACCTGGTGCCGCGCGGCGTCGCCGAGGATCTGACCACCGCGTTCTCCGGGATCGCGAACCCGGAGATCACCACGGGCCACGCAGGCGAGGTCGAGCTTGAATTCGCCCCCGTCTCGGGCGCGCCCATGACTGTCACGGCGATCGTGCCGTCCATTTCGGAGGCCGGGCTCTAGATGTGCATTCCCCAGCTCCTTCCCGCACTCGGCGCCGGCGGCGCGGCCACCGCGGCCGGTGCCAGCGCCGCCGCGACGACGGCCAACATCGGCACCTGGTTGTCAGTTGGCGGATCGCTTTTGCAGGGCGTGATGGGCTACCAGGCGGCGAAACAGGAGGCCGCCGCGATCGGTGAACAGAAAGCGACCGAGGCGCGGCTGACCGCGACCGAGGATGCCCGCACGCGGCTGCAATACCGCCGCGCCATGCGCCAGCAGACGGCCGAGCTGGCGGCGCGCGGCATCAGCCTGGACAGCCCCACCGTGGTCGCGCTTGGCCAGTCCGCCGCGCAGGAACTGAGCTTTGCCAGCCAGTCGGTCCGCTCGAAGGGTGACGCGACCCAGCGCGAGCTGACCGCCGCGCAGCAGGCGGCGAAGGCCAAGGCCACGTCCTCACTTCTGAAGGGATCCTTCTCGGCCGCCGGCACGCTGGTCGAGAAGGCGCCAGACCTTTGGCCGGAGCTTCTGAAATGAGCCTGACCGTCCCCTTTGCCGGAACGGACGCGGGCCGCGCGGCGCGGGCGCAGGAGGTTCCGACAAGCAACCTCGGGTCGCTGATCGCGGGGTTCGGCGAGCAGCTGAACGCCACCGCATCGAAGATCGAGGCAGAGCGTCTGGACCGCGAGATGCGCCGCCTGCAGGTGGACATGACCCGCGACCTTGGCCAGCTGCGCCTGCAGGCCGAGGAGATCGGCGACCCCGACAAGCTCGACGCCTTCTGGTCCGAAAACATCGGCGCGATGCGCGACCGTTACCTGACCGGCACGCGCGACGACGGCCGCCCGATCGTCGATCCAAAACTGCGCGACGACTGGGAAATCGGCTTCGATGACCTGGCGAACAAGCATGGCTTCGCGATCGGCCAGACCGGCCAGGCGTTGCGGCAAAGCCAGCGCGTCGCCACCTATATCGACTATCGGCAGGAGGCGGGCACACAGGCCGCCGCGACCGATCCAGGCACCCGCGACCAGCTGTTCGCCAATCACGACGCCGAAGTGGACCGGATGGTCGCCGACGGGATCTACACCCCCGAACGGGGCGCGGTGGAGAAGCAGAAGTTTCGGGCTGAGACCGAGGGCGCCCATGCGACGCTGATGCTGAGCGAGGATCCGCAGGGCGTGCTGGATGCGATCGATGCCGGCGACTTCGCGCATCTCTCGGCCGAGGACCGCGCGGGGCTGAAGGTCAGGGCGGATGCCGCGATCGCGGCGGCCGAAGACAAGGCGCTGAAGGCGGCCGAACTGACGGCAAGGGAAGAAAGCGCCCAGATCAAGGGCCGTCTTTCCGAGGCAAACGCCATCGTCTCGAAGGGCCGTGCCACGCCCGACGAGACGCTGGTGAACGATCCGGTCGCCCAGGCCGAGCATCCCGAACTGGTCGCAGAGCTGCGCGGCGCGATTTCGCTTCGCGACCGGAAGGTGTTCATCGACCGGATGACGCCTGCCGAGCTTGAGGCGCTGGCCGACGAGCTGAAGGGCGAGAAGATCAGCCGCAAGTGGCAGACCGAGGAGCTGGACGCGGTCGAAACCCGCCTGGCCTCGGCCAGGACCGAGCTTGCGCGGGATCCGGTGGCTTATGTCCGGGGCGTTGAGGCTCTGCCGGTCGCGCCCCTCGATTTCTCGGATGCCGGCGCGCTCGAGGCGGGGCTGAAGAAGCGCGCGATCCTTGGGCAGAAGATGAAGGCGGACGGCTGGGTGGAACGGCCGGTCTATCTCGATCTGAACGAACAGGCAGAGCTGAAGGCGAAGCTCGACCCGAAGTCAGGTGCGACGCCGGCCGAGCGCGCGCGCCTGGCCGGGCTTCTTGCGGCGACCGTCGGCGTCGGCGCGCTTGGTGACGACGCCGGCGTGACGGCGCATGTCGGCGGGCTTCTGCAGACAGGCGGGGCGGAACGCCTTGGCGCCGACATCCTGCGCGGCCAGGAGGAGCTGGCGCGCAAGACCGTCATCCTGCCACCGGTCAGCCAGCGGGCTGATGCCCTATATTCCCAGATCGGCGGGCTTTTCGACGAGATGCCCGTGGGTGGCGCGCGGGCGAAGGCCTCGATCTTCGCGGCCGCCGACGCGCTTTATGTCGCGCGCCATGGCACCGATGCCTCGGGCGAGATCGACAGCGCGGGCTACGCCCAGGCGCTGCACGAGGTCATGGGCGGAACCGGAACGCAAGGGGCGGCCGATGCCACCGGCGGTATCCAGGCGGTGAACGGCGAAATGACCTTCATGCCGGTCGGCCTGGGGGCTGCGCGCACGGATCTGGCGATCGACAGGCTGGTCACTTCCCTGGCCGATGCGCCGGTCTTCGGCGGCGCCGAGAAGCCTGCCTATTCGGCGGCGCTGAAAGTCATCGAGGGCGCCGGCAACGGCAGCCTGCCGGTCGTCAATGGCAGCTACATGGCGGCGGAGGATTGGGAAGCTGCACGCTTCATCGCGGTCGGCAACGACCGCTACGAGGTTCTGGTGCAGGTCGGCGACACGCCGGTAAAGGCGCTGGACCCGAAGACCGGCGAGCCCTTCAGCCTGTCGCTGATGAAACTTACGGAATTGGCCGAGCGCCAGCGCCGGACGCTTGCCGTCCCGGCGGTTCCCGTCGACACGACGGTGGCGCCATGACGTTCTTTCTTGAGGAGCAGACGGCCGACGCCGCGACCGAAGCCACGCCGCCCCCGACCTTCGGGGAGCGGTTCGCGGCGGCGGCGACGAAGACCCGGATCGAAGATGACAGCTGGGGCCGCAAGCGCAGCTTCGAGGATGACCTGGCCGAGCAGCTGATCGCCGTCCTGCCGGACGATCTGCGGGCCGAGATGCAGCGCCCCTATGCGCCTTACGAGATGCCGTCGCACCGCCGCGCGGAGCTTTTCGACAAGCTGGCCGAGGCCAAGGACCGCGACCCCGAGAAATATGGCCGGACGCCGGATGGCGAGGGCGGCTTTGCCTTCCCGGGCAGCGAAGAGGAATTCGTCGCGATTGTCAGTGCCCGTCGCCAGGCGGAATACGATGAACAGGTCCGCATCCTTTCGGCGGCACCGGAGGGCAGCTGGGGCGCCGAATTTCTTGGCTCGAGCTGGGCCAGCCTGACCGAGGAAAAATCGCTCTTGACGCTGATGCTGGGTGCCCCGGCGCGCACCGGCGTCGCCGGCACCGCGCTGATCGAGGGCGCGCTTGGCGGCGCGCAGGAGATTTTCATGATCGACCAGCGCCAGCGCGTCGCAGACGAGCTGGACGTGGCGCAGCCGAACCCGATCCTGGACGTGGCGATGGCGACCGCGACTGCCGGGATCCTCGGCGGCGCCATCAAGGGCGCCGGCCGGTTCATCGAATACCGTGCCGCCCGCGGCCGGGCGGCGGCCGATGCGCGCCTGCCGGACGAAAGCCCCGCCATCCAGGAGGGGATGATCGAGAGCACCCGCAAGCGGATCGAGGAGGGTGGCCCCGCCGATCCGGCGGCCGAGCGGGTGGCGCCGGCCGGGACCGCCCCGAAGGTCGCGGATTTCGACTTTTCGCTCACGGGCAACGCCAGCCCGCGTACCAACCGGGTGGGCTATGTCTACGGCAAGCTGATCGCTGCCGGGATCGAGCCGCACATTGCGGCCGGGATGGTCGGCAACGGCATGGTCGAAGCCGGGCCGGGCCTGCACACCGCTGCCGTTGGCGACGGCGGCAATGCGCTTGGCATGTTCCAGTGGAACGGGGTGCGAAAGCGGGCGCTGGAGGATTTTGCAGCCGGGCGCGGCAAACCCGCCACCGATCTCGACACCCAGATCGACTTCCTGCTGCACGAGATCCGCACGACCGAGGCCGGGGCTTGGGCGCGCATCCGCCAGGCGAAGACACCGGAAGAGGCCGCCCAACTGTTCTCCGATCTCTTCGAGCGGCCCGGGATCCCGCACAACGAACGGCGCATCGCCCATGCCCGCGACATCTGGGCCCAGTACCAGGACGGCCGCATTCCGCGCTGGACCGGCAAGGCGCCGCCGCCAGAGGCGGACGCCCCGCGGTTCGCCACGTCGCGCGGCTTCACCCGCGACGGCCAGGTGGTCGCTGGCGACACGCGCATCGATGTCCGCTACGAGGTTGTCGATGCCTCGGTCCTGCGGCGCGCCACCGGCGATCTGCAGCCGCGCGACCGGTCGCGCGCGGCGAGCGACGAGCAGATCGCGGAGATCGCGGCCAAGCTCGACCCCGCGCGGCTGATGCCCGCGCCAGAGGCCGATCGCGGGGCGCCCGTCGTCGGGCCCGACGGCGTGATCGAAAGCGGCAATGGCCGCGTCGCCGCGATCCAGCGCGCCTATGAACGTCATCCAGACCGGGCGGATGCCTACCGCGCCGAGATCGAGGGAGCCGGCTTCGAGATCCCCGAAGGCGTCAGGGAGCCGGTCCTGGTCGCGCGGCGCACATCCGATCTGGACGCGCCCGCCCGCCAGCGGTTCGTCCGCGAGGCGAACAACGCGACGGTGGCGCGGATGTCGCCCACCGAACGCGCCGGCGCCGATGCGGCCGCGCTGAGCGAGGATGCGATCGCGCTTTACGCGCCCGGCCAGGCCATCGCCGGGCCGGCAAACCGCGCCTTTGCCAAGGCCGCGCTCGAGGCCCTGCCACAGGCGGAGCGCAACGCCCTGGTCGACGCGGGCGGCGCGCTGAACGCGGAGGGCGTCCGCCGGCTTCAGGCGGCACTCTTCGCGCGCGCCTGGGACGCGCCCGACATCGTCGCCCGGTTCGCCGAGGCGGACGCGGGCGAACTGCGCAGCCTGATCGATGCGCTGGCCGACGCGGCGCCCGCCTGGGCGGCCCTGCGTGCCGACATCGCCGCGGGGCGGGTGCAGCCCGGTTACGACATCGGCCCCTTCGTCCTCGATGCGATGCGCCTGATCGCGCTGGCGCGCGAAACGGCCACGGCCGAGGGCAAGGCGCTTGGCGGCGTCATCGCTGAGCTTCTGTCCGACATCGACCTCTTCGAGGGCGCGCTGAGCCCGCTGACGGCGGCGCTGGTCCGCAAGTTCTGGCGCGCCGGCAGGGCGGCCCCCAAGGACGAGGTTGCAGGCTTCCTGACGCGCTACGCGAACGAGGCGCGCAAGGTGGGCACGACCGAGGAAGGTCTTTTCGGCGATGCGCCCGGGCCGGCCGATGTCCTGCGCGCGATCGACAAGGATGCCTTCGCCGATCTGCCGGACGATCTTGGCCGTCCGCGCGGCCGGCCGGCACCGGTCGAGGAACCGGCACCGATGGCCGAGACGGCCTATGCCGCCGGCGCCGACAGCCCAGAGGCGATCGAGGCGGATCTGGCGGCGATCGAGGATCTGCGCGGCGGGGCAACTTCGGCCGCAATGCCGGACCTCGCCGAGGTCGACCCGCAGGACTTCGTTTTCGAGCTTTCCCAGGCGCAGCCCTTCGACGATCTCGATACCGCCATCCGCCTCGCGGACGGCGCGCAGCGCCAGCTTGTCGATGCCGGTCACGAGATATCCGATGCGCTTGGGGTCGAGTTCAAGAACCCCGGCCTGAAGGAACGCGCCAAGCTGGACGAAAAGGTCGCGCGCAAGGGCTACAACAGCCCGCGGCAACTGACCGACATCGCGCGCGCTGGCTTCGTCGTGACAAGCCGGTCCGAAGCCGATGCCGTGGCGGGCGCGCTGGCCGCACGGTTCGACATTGTCGACGAGGGCTGGAAGAGACTGCCGTCGGGCTACATCGACCGCAAGGTCGTGATCCGGCACGACGACGGGATGCTCAGTGAAATCCAGATCTGGACCCAGGCGATGTGGGCGGCGAAGAAGAAGGGCACACCCTTCTATGACATCTCACGCGACACGGGCCGCCCGTCGGCAGAGCGCACCGCTGCGTTTCACGAGCAGACGAAAATCTACTCGGCGGCCACCGAGGGTTTCACGGCCGACGAATTCGGCGCGGGCGGAATGGCCAGTGTCCCGAACCTGCGCTTGAAGGAGGCGGCGAAAGATGCCTCATCGGCGAAGGTGCCGGCCGATGACCAGACATCGCTTGCGTCCACCGGCACCCAGTCGGCGCCTGGCTCGAGCATGGCGAGTGCCGACATGGGCACGCCGTCATCCTTGGTGAAGAGAACCGCAGGGCGGCGGTCCCAATCGCAGAACAGTGTTTTCATGGGGGGAAATCCTCCTTTTGAGGACAATCCTAACATGGGGGCGCTCCGCGCGGAAGTCAACGCGCTGCGCGATGATTTCGGCCACCTCACTTTCCAGATCGACGAAAACGGCCCGGAGATCACGGTCGCCGATCTTCTTGACGACATCGAGGCCGACGAAGACCTCGCCCAGATCCTGAAGCTTTGCAACCTTGGGGGTGTGGCATGACCTCGATCTACGACTGCATCCAGCGCGCGGTCGACGCAAAGGAACTGAACCCGGCCCGGGGGCGCGAGGCCCAGGGCCAATTCGATCAGCTGGTGGCCCGGTATGAGACGATCATGCCGCGCCCCGCGGCTGAGGCGCGCGCGGGCGCCGATCTGAAAGAGGCAACCCGGAAGGCTGCCCGCGCGCGCTATCACACCGTCGTCAACCAGCTGCAGGCGATGCGCCGGCTGAAGGCCGCGGTCGAGGATGCGCCCGACAGCGCCCTGGCACTGCGCAACCTGATCGAATACTCCGAAGGGTCCGGCTACACCGGGGAGAGTGTCCGGTCGATCCATGAGGCGCTGAACGACAGCATCAACGCCGGGCTGGCCGAGGTGCTGGAACGGGTCGGCCCGAACAAGATTGGCAGCAGCCGCGACCGGATCCTGCTGGACCAGCTGATCGACGAGCTGCATGGCGACGCCACCGGCAGTGCCGATGCCGCGCGCCTGGCCGAGGGGGTGCGTTACCAGCAGCGCCGGATGCGCCAGATGGCGAACGCCCATGGCGCCGATATCGGCGAGCTGGCCGATTATGGGGTCCAACATTCCCATTCGGCCGAGGAGATGCGCCGCGCCGGCTTCGATGCCTGGGCGGCCGAAGCCGAGCAGCGGCTGGGCTGGGACAAGATGACCGACAATGCCACCGGCAAGCCTTTCGCCGCGGCGGGCGGCCAGGTGCCGCCGCGATCGGTGACCGGGCGGTTCCTGAAGGATGTCTACGACAGCGTCGTCACGCGCGGCTGGAACGACCGCGACCCCTCGATGACGGCTGGCGGCAAGGCGCTATACAACCGGCGCGCCGATCACCGCGTCCTGCATTTCAAGTCGGGGGCCGACTGGCGCGCCTACAACGCGAAATTCGGGGCGTCGGATCCGTTCAGCGCGATGATGAACGGGCTCCATGGCCTGGCGCGCGACGTGGCGCAGATGCGCGTCCTGGGGCCAAACCCGAAGGCTGGGCTGGAATTCGCGATCCAGACCGCGACCAAGCGCGCGGCCGAGCTGAAGAGCGCACAGCTTGAGCGGGCCGTGACCAAGCAGGGCGCCCGTGCCCGTGCCATGTTCGCCCATGTCTCCGGCGCCGCCAACGTGCCGGAGAATATCGCCTGGTCGCGGTTCTTTTCCGGCACCCGTGCCTACCTGGCCGCGACGCAGCTGGGATCGGCCGCGCTGTCGTCGGTCTCGGACATGGCGACGATCGCGGTGGCGGCGAAGGCGATGGGGCTGCGCCCGGGCAATGTCGCCGGCCGCACCATCAGCCTGGTCGCCAGCAACGCCACGCGGCAGACGGCCGCGCGCATGGGCTTTGTCGCGCAGGCGCTGGCCGATGCCGGTGGCGGATCCGCCCGCTACTTCGGCCATCTTCTGGGCACCGGCATCGCGAACCGCCTGTCCGGCTTCACGCTGCGCGCCTCGGGGCTGAGCTTCATCACCGACATGCGGCGGATTGCGGTGCAGATGGAATTCGCGGGCCACCTCGCCGACCAGGCCGAACGCGCCTTCGCGGACATGGATCCTGCCACCCGCCGGATCTTCGAGCGGCGCGGGATCACCGCGGCCGACTGGGATCTCTTGCGCGATCCGGCGGTCCGGTTCGTGACTGATGACGGGGCGGACTTCATCAGCCCGATCTACTGGCTCGAGAACCAGACCGCGATCCCGCGCGCCGAGGCCGAAGGGCTGGCGATCCGCCTTCAGGCCGCAATCCGCGAGGAGCTGGAACTGGCGATCCCGTCGGCGTCGATCGAGGGCAGGGCGCTTTTGCAGGGATCCGCGGCGCCGGGCACCATCCCGGGCGAGCTTCTGAGGTCATCGACCAGCTACAAGAGCTTCGCCATGTCACTGATGCTGGGCCAGTATCGCCGCTTCATGGCCCAGCCGACGCCGATGTCGAAGGCATCCTATGCCGCGTCGATCGCGGTGCCCCTGCTGATGACCGGCATGCTGGCGATCCAGCTGAAGGAGCTGGCGAAGGGCAACGACCCGCGCCCGATGGACGAAGGCAAGTTCTGGCTGGCCGCCGCGCTGCAGTCCGGCGGACTTGGCATCTTTGGCGATTTCTTCGCGGCCGAGCAAAGCCGCGCGGGCGGCGGCATCGCCGAAACCATCGCGGGGCCGGTGGTCGGTCTTGCGGGCGACGTGATCGGGCCCGTGGCATCGAATATCACCCGCGCGATCAACGGCCAGGAAACCCTGCTGGGCAGGGATGTCGCGAACGCCACGCGCTACAACGCCCCGGTCGCGTCGAGCCTTTGGTATGTGCGCCTGGCCTACAGCCGGATCGTCGCCGACCAGGTGCAAGCCTTTCTGGATAGCGAGGCGGAGGCGACCTGGCGCCGCCAGGAGAAACAGAAGGCGCGCGACTACGGCACCCGTACCTGGTGGGATCGCGGCGCCTTTGCGCCCGCCCGCACCCCCGACCTTGCGAACGCCCTTGGAGGTGGCTGATGACGACCGAGATCAAGAACCCCAACGAGGAATATACCGTCGCGGGCACCGGGCCCTATGCGATCACATGGCCCTACGGGTCGGGCGCGGTGGTGGCAACGGTCGTCAAGGACGGTGTCCGATATGTCCTGCCGACCGGCGATTATTCGGTTTCGCCGGCTGAGAGCACCACGACCGGCAACCTGACGCTGGGCGCCACGGCGGCCGCGACCTATGCGGGCGGACAGATCTTCCTGACCCGTTCGACGCCGGCGCAGCAGGGCTGGGGCGGGTATTCGGGCGCGCGGGAAAAGGGGCTTGAGGCGCAGCTGGACCTGATCACCCGGGCGATGCAGGAATTCCAGGGCGCCATGGGCCGGTCGCTGCGGCTGGACAACCCGAGCGTCGCCATGGCGCCGGTCGCGGGCGGTGTCGTCGGCTTTTCGGCCGAACTGGAACCGACCGTCCTGACCTCCTGGACGCCGGAGGGATCCGAGGTTGTCGCCGCCTGGGTGGCGGCGAACCTGTTCCCTGCCGCCGATCCGGCAGAGTTCCTGGCCGCGCTGGGGATCAACTTCGATCCGGCCGACTTCACGAGCACCACGGCGGCCGGCCTGGCGGATCAGATCGCCGCCGACGCGGCGGCGCAGCGCACCGCGCTGGGGCTGGTGATCGGCACCCATGTGCAGGCCTACAGCGCCAACCTGGCGGCTCTGGCGGGGCTGGCCTATGCGCGCGGCGATCTGATCACCCGCGATGCCTCGGCCCTGAAACGGCTGGCCATCGGCGCGGCAGGCCAAGTGCTGACGACGGACGGCACCGATGCGTTTTGGGGGGCCGGCGCCGGCGCGGAGCTTCTGGGCACCATCACGACCACGAGCGGATCGACGCAAACGCTGTCCGGCCTGGATCTGACAGACTACCGTTTTCTCATCGCGGTCATCGATGGTGTGAGTAGCAGTGCAACCTGGGCGCTGAGCTACCCAGAGACCGGCTGCACTTTGGGCGCCGGTCTTGCGGCTGCTGCTGCCTATTCCGGGGTCGTGATCCTGGACCTTGCGACCGGCGTCGGGTTCTCAAACGTCGCTGCTCTGGGCGCGGCTCCGACCTTCGCCGTCGCGAACAACCTGGTCCTCAGGTCAACCGTCGACAACGCTTCTACGTCCGTCAGCGTCATCACCTCGGCCGGCGTGTTCGATGCCGGATCGGTGCTCGTCTTCGGCCTGAGATGATGCTGCCTGCGCAAACCAAAACCACTTTACCGAGGAGACTTCACCGATGGCAACCATCACCCCCACCAACAGCGAACGCGGCGTCGGCGTCCACGACGTGATCACCTGGGCGGACATGGCCGCCGGCGATACCTGCACCGGCCACGAGATCGTCGGCAGCCGTGGCGCCGCCGGCGCGGTGCAGATGACCGGCACCTTCGGCGGCGGCCTGGCGGCCATGCAGGTCTCGAATGACGGCACCAACTGGGCCGCGCTGAAGGATCTGCAGGGCACGGCGATCGAGCTTGACGCCGCCGGCATGGCCGAGTTTTCGACCGCCGCCCGCTACATCCGCCCGGCGCCGGCAACGGGGAATGACGGGGTCACGGTGACCGTCCGGCTTTGCGGATGACCTGCGCCATGACAACACCGGTTCTGATGCGCCGCCGGATGCCGTGCATACCGGCGACGGTGTCTCTTTGGGGCTATGAATACGACTGGACCGATGCCGCGAACTTCGAGGAAGTCACGGGCGCGATCGCTACGTCCTACAATCTTGGCAGTGTCGGGGCCGCGGGTAACCTGGTGCAGGAGACCGCCGCACGAAGGGCGGCGGTGAACGTGGGCGGTGCCTACTTCGACGGTGTGGATGACTTCACCCCGGCGCCAGTTTTCATTCCGACGTTGCAGGCTGGGGAGTTCGAGATCGATGTCGGGTTTCTGCCCGACGCGGACTGCCCGAACAGCATGATCCTGACCATGTATCCGGCCTCTGGCAGCGGCTACTTCCAGCTTTTCTATCTGGCGGGCACGTCGCTCAGGATCGTCGCCCGGAACGCATCGAACGCAGTCATCAATCAGTATGACCTGGGCACCACCGGCATCGGGACCGGAGGCTTCGTGAATGGGGTTTCTCACCGCGTCGCGCTTAGGCAGTCCGCAGGGTCGATGCAGATGAGCTATGGCGGCGCCGTCGTCGATACCGGCGCATTCAACTGGGCCGGTATCAACTGGACCCCGACCGCGTGCGCCATCGGCGCGATCCTGACAGGGGCAGGCGGCACGTCGAGCCGGTTCAAGGGCGTCATTTCCGACTTCAAGCTGAGAGGTGTCTGATGCGTGTGACTGTCGCCTGCCCCGCCGCCTTCGTGTCCGACGCCGCCGAGCTTGCGATGGCGCTGGGGTTCTCCGTCGCGGACCGCCGAACCTATGATCAGGTGCAGTTCGAGGACGCCGCAGGCAACCGCTACGCCTGCGCCTCTGCCATGGTGTCGGACAGCTTCGTTGCCCGGGCGATGTCGCGCCTGGGGCGGCCGGTCTGGGATGGTGGGCGCGCCGTCAACATGACTGGCGCCGCGCGCGCGCAAGCAATGATCGCGCTGATCGGACCGAAGGACGATCCCGCCGCCCGACCTGACCGGATCACCGCGATCGCGGGCGATGACGGTCTGGCCGCCATCCGGGCCATGGGGCTGACAGCAATCTCCGAAGAGGGCGGAAAGTGATGTTCGACAAACCGATTACCTACTACATCGCCCTTGGCACCGGGGCGCTGATCGTCGTGGACAGGCACAAGGGCAAGCCCTTCCGGTCCCGCGCGCTGATCGCCGCGATCTCGGCCGGGATCGGGCACAGCACGGCGCCCGACATCGCCGCCTATCTCGGCCGGTCCGAGACGCTGGCGGTGATGATCATGACCGCGCTTGGCTACCTGATCATGGACGGGCTCTGGGCGCTGTTCTCGGATCGGGAATGGCTGAAGGAATTCATCCGCGCAAAGATCGGGGGAGGGAAGTGACATGCGCCACACCCGCGAAGCGATGGATCGCAACCGGGGCCTTGTCCTCGTGATCGCCGTGCTGTTCGTCGTCTGGCTGCTGGAGCCGACGACGGCGGTGATGTTCGAGACCTGCTTTGACATCCTGCAACACATCGGAGGCGCCAGATGATCCGCCAGGGGAAGGCCGGCTACCCGGTCCGAGAAATCGTGATCCATTGTTCGGCTACCCGGCCCGCTTGGATGGAGTTTGCCACGACCACCGCGAAGGTCGCCGAGATCCGGCGCTGGCACATGCAGGATCGCGGCTGGCGCGACATCGGGTATCACTGGATCATCGACCGCGACGGCACCGTGCGCGCCGGGCGGGACGAGGCCCAGATCGGCGCGCATGTCGTTGGGCACAACACTGGCACCCTCGGGATATGCCTGATCGGCGGGCACGGCGGGTCTGTCGACGACACGTTCCACGATCACTTCACCGACGCGCAGGAGGTCGCGCTGCGCCGCCTGATCCGGGAGATCAAGGGCCGCACGTCGATCGAGCGGATCAGCGGCCACAACCAGTACGCCGCCAAGGCCTGCCCGTCGTTCTATGTCCCCACCTGGATCGGAGGGGAATGATGTTCGGCCTGCCCAGCCCCACGGTCATTCTTGGCGCTGCGCTGATCCTCGTGGCCGCCTATGCCGTGGTCGACACCCGGGCCTATCACCGGGGCCAGGCGGAGTGTGAAGGCCGCCACGCAGCCGCCCTGGCGCGCGCGCAGGCCGACGCGATCCGCGCCGCTGACATGGCCAGCCGCATCGAGGCCGAGCGCCTGGCGGCCGAGGATGAAGCCCTGCGCCTTGCGCGCGAGTTGGAGGATGCCGCCCATGCGGACCCTGATGCTGATCGCCAGTGCCTTTCTGCTGACAGCGTGCGGCGGATTGACCTTCGGTGAGGCCCCGGCGCGGCCCGCGCCGCCACCCTCGATGACGCAGCCCTGCAGCGCCCCGCAGCGCCTGCCAGCGCGCGGCCTGACCCAGTCGGAGGTGGAGAAGCTATGGGGGCGCGACCGTGGCGCGCTGCGCGCCTGCAGCGGTCGTCACGGGGCGCTGGCGGGCTGGGTGGGGCAGCTGCCATAGTTTGGCGGCAAGGTGCAGCGCGGCGGGCCGTCTACAGACGATCTGAATGGGTGTTGGCTTTCGCCGAAGGGCCCCTGTTCACGGCCGGTCCCAGGCCCTTTTTCACGACACCGCGCTGCACCAACAGCCTAGCGCAGATCGTCGGTTCCAGAAACCCAAATCGACCGGAGGGCGGGGTGGCCGGGCCTGCATCGGCCCGGCCGGGGACATCGCAACCCATTGATTTCCTTCACCTGCGCTTTTCACGTTCGCGGCCTTAACCTGTTGAAATCTATAGAAAACATGCTGACTTTTAATCAGTGGGTCACAGGTTCGAATCCTGTCGGGCTCACCACTGTTTTCAACAGCTTATGGCTTTGACGCCGGAGCGAATGCGACGCTTCGGTGCTGAGGTGATGGGTGACGCGCGCGTTGGGCCGTTACCTGGCTGCAGCCATTCTGGTGTTACGCTCTGCGGATCGTTGCAGGTTTCCTT